CGCGTGTTTGCGCGAACGAGTCCAGCCGCTGCTGAGTCTTGTCGGAATAGTCGTCAATCAGGGCTGACTTCCTGTCAGCAATCTCCTGCGCTGTTGCCGCGCGGACTGCCCATTGGCGCTCCCACTGATTGCTGGACTCAACAAACGCCGGGGGGAACTCATCGACCGTCTGCGTGAATGGGTCATACTCCGGCTGACCGGGATCGACAACCAGAAACACATTCCACGATGCCAGCATTTTGGGGCTGGGGTTTTTCGGAAAGCTAGTTTGAGGATTATCTTTTCTCAGTTCGCCAATTGAGTAAGGAAATTTCTCGACGGACTGATTGGGCGCTAAAACGTACATTGGTTGCTCCTACGCCACGAATCTTGCCGCAACAAGAGAGGAGTAGCTTGTGGTTGCTGAAATGGTTACGCTGCCAGAACTCACCTCCGTCCCCGCAGATGCTGTCGTAAATGAATTGCCAACAACCGCATTGTCATATTGCTCTGTGACATTTGTCCAAGTAGTTGTGCCGCCATTCGATGTGCAAGCTGCTATGTACACACCTGATCCACTTCCACCGACAGTCGCAGACACTGTTCCAGAAGTTTCTCGCGCGTCAGTGCCTGTTGAATCAGCCGAAAAACCATTTGGAAGCAAAAAGACGCCAATTGCTGACCGAAGTTGTGCGACGCTGAAAGTAACCGCTATTGACCCAGTTGTCTGACTTGCAAGCGTAATTGCGTACAAGCCGCTGACTGTCGGGTTTGACGCTCCAGCTACGTCTTGCTGCACAACTTCTGATGCTGACGCGCCATCCACGGTAACGCTTGAAATAGCATACGTCCCGCCTCCTGACCGTTTGCCGTGAACAGCAATGACAAGCACACCTGCATCGTAAGTGGAGCTTGCAAACGTGTAAGTCGTCAGTGCGTTGCCGTCATCCTGATATTCCACAAATTCCACGGACGGCAAAGGTCTTCCACTCATCCTGAGTCGATTCGCCAGCATTAAGCAACATCTCCGACAGACGCGCCGTAGATAGTCGTTCCAACTTTCCAAAGCTCGATCACGGAATATCCGCTCGTCGCCAACGTCGGCGCAGAGCCTCCCACCCAAGTCACCGCTACCGAAGTCCAAGTCACGGTATAGGCCGTTCCGTCGTCAATCATCAACGTCAGAGACTGACCAGCAGCCCATGTGCCAGCAGTTGGGGTGCTGTTACCTGAAAGCGTCCATGTCTGGATGCTTCCGTTGGTCGGAGACAAAGCAGGGGTTGTTCCGCTGACTGCGTAGACCTCTTCCGTATAGCCGTCATTCAACGTCAAACCAGATGCAGTGCCGTTGGTTGAGTTGACAATCGAGCCGAACAACGTGGCGCTTGGCGAGAGGATGACAATCTTGTCACCGGCAGAAAAGCTGACGGCAGAGCCAGCATTGCTGGACTCCTGCACCGTTGTCCGGGTCAGTGTGTTGGAAGCGGAATACGTCCCGATGCCAGTTTCCCAGTCGCCCGTTGGCACCCCGTTTGCATCGACCGCAAAGATCGCATAGTCGACGGTGTCAGACACGGAGCAGACCGCCGAAAAAGTCTGGTATCCCGTGACTGCGCCCGACAGCGTAAATGCCCCCGTGCCGGTTGTGGTGCTTGACTCAGCAACGCGAGATTTCCAGACTTGCGCCATAATCTACCTCACAGCGCGAAGATGCCGCTTGCGTTCCACGTAATAGAAATATCACCGCCGTTAGGCGTCACCGGAAGACCGGTCACCGAGGTGTCGATGTAGGCGACCAGTGGGCTAGTTCCAGCCGTGCCGGTGTCAATGTAGATAATCAGAGCTTCGACTGAGTTGCCCGTCACCGCCGTGAATGTCACGTCCGCGCCGTCAAAGACACCGTTCGTGAACGTCTTGCTACCGATGGTCTGCGGAGTGCCAACTGCCGCGCTCGATGCGCTTGAGTAGAACTGGTGCGCCGCTGAATATGTGTACGTTCCGGTATCAATTAACGCGACTTTAACAGTACCTGCGGACAGATCGTTGTTTGCGGTGAACTGAAGAAGCTGCTCTTTCCAAAGCGGATAGAGTGCATTAGCCATGCTTGGCCCCTATTAAGCTATGCGTACAACGGCGTTGTTAGCATCTGCCGCTGGCATGATAATGGTAAAGGTAGTAACAGACACTTTGTCTGCACCAAAGTTAAGTACTGCTACGGACTTGTTGGACTTACTCGTGTTATAAATTAGCGCCCCACGAGCAGTAATTGCCGATGACCACGTGACATCATCGAAGTCTACATACGCAGTTGTCCCCGAAGATGCTGGCGGTACTACAGTAAGCGTGGCCCCTCCGGCGGTGTACCCACTTGCAACAACTTCGCTAGAAGAGGTGTACTCCTGCGTACTCGGACCAAGGTTCGCCGAAGAATCATACAGCGCAATCTTGAACGTGTCCGTTGAAAAGTCGTGTACTCCGGACAATAGTTCCAGCTTGAACGAGGTACACATTGCTTGGGTAATAGCCACAACTGCTCCTTATCAGGCTACTGGAACCCGAGTCTGTCCGCTACGGTACGCATCCTGTCGATCAAGCCCGTCACCCAACCGCTTAGCAAGACCTAATGCTTCCTTGAACTTGGTGTCGTACAACTGGATAAGATCCGCCTCACCCTTCATAAAGGTGTACGCTTCAACTAACGTGCCATACAAAAGGACGGAATCGATGTTGTCACCAAGCCACGTATTTCCTGCGGTAACAATAGACTCAGGATAAAAGTAATAATGCAACTCTACGGTGTAATTGGCGTTGGGTGTTGGCCCCACAATCAAAGACAGTTCTGCCGGAGCGCTAGTACGAGGACCAAATAGCGCATAGTATTTAGGCAAACCCGTAGTCGATGCGGACGGATAAGCTTCGCGAATAAAGTTAACGTCCTTATTCAGCAAAAACGTGTAATCTCCGACCCCGTCAACAACCGCAAGTGAATACGGCGCAAGAAAGTCGTCCGGGCAAGATAGATACTTATTGCCACTTGTCAGACTACCTGTGACGTTGTTTCGCAGCGACGGAAACTGAACAGTGTTATAAATCCGCTGCTCAGCTTGCTGTACGAAGACAGGTATATTCGCTACAAAATCCGTTTCGTAGTTCTGCGTATACGACTCGATAGCGGCTAAAAGTTCCGCGTAGGTCATAGCATCAAGCCATCGGTCCGCGAGCCATCACGCCTTTCTTAGCAGCCCCAGTGCCTCGGATCTTGATACCCGAAGTTTTAGTGGGCGCATAGTCAGCGCTTCGCAGGTTACCAACGGTAACTTGCTCTTTACGAGCGTTAGCTGCTGGGGACTGCATACCGGCTTGGGCCGACTGCGTCTTTTTAGGTTGCTTGTACGTAGCCATTTGCGGCTCCTAATTAAACTGTGGTCACACTAACTGTACCCACGTATCCTACACCAACAAGCGTATTCGGGGTACCGCCATCTACTGCAAAATTGCCCCCACCCACAGGATTCCAACCCCAAGCAATATCGCGGCTACCCAAGCCGGTAGATCCATCGCTAAGAGTCCCCGACGTAACATAGCTATTATCCGGGCGCGGGTTTCGTAGGGCTTGCGGATCATTTACGGGGTACATCCCGAGTTGAAGTTGCGGATGATCTGGATCCCAACAATCTGGGCAGACCAGCATATTTATCTGCTTTGTCTTAATAGTCAGCTTCTTTAGCTTTGTAAGCTTGAATCGCTGACCGCAGCGATCACAGATTGAGATCGCATTTTTACCACTGGCAAATCGACTAGCCATCGATTATCCAATATACATCTGACGCGGAACGAACCGAACCGCAGCTTTCTCACGGTCTTCGGACTCCGCTAACATCCATGCCTCGTCATACTGCGCTTTGAGCATTTCAATACGCGGAGCAGCTTCCGGAAGTTTGAGCGCTAAGTAATATGCCAGTCCGGCAACCATTGCCGGAATAAACCGAAACGGCACATCCATCGTGTCACTTCCGTTACCAGCATCCTGAATACGACGAAGCCGCCAGTAGATCAGGGTATAAGTCTGCGAGCCGTCCGGAACAGGCCAAACGGTCACGGTAGGAACGCTCTGAAGCCTGTTGACTACAATCTGAATCGGTCGTGCTTGCGAAGTCTTATTAGGTATTGTGGCGTAGGTCGAAAGGCTTATACGTGTAAGCGTCAAGTCAGCTTGCGTCGTGCCAGACCCTGTACGTACAACCTGCTCAAGAAGATCTACTGAGTCTTCCGGAAGATTGTACGTAGCCGTGCCTTGTACTAATGGGATGCTGCCCTGCTCAAACGTCCACATGTTCAGGCCGCGATTAGCCCAGTCAGCGAACATCAGGTTCAAAGAACGCCTTGCAGTACGAAGGTCGTAGCCAGACCGCATCTCACTTCCGGCCCGCTCAAACGCCTCCTCGACCAACTCCGCAAGGTCTAGATTAAAGGTAGCAGTGCCGGAAGTAGCCATTAATAACCCCCCATGCGTTGATACAGCGATGACAGACCTTGTGGGGGCATGCCTTGTGGCGGCATACCTCGTTGGAACATACCTTGAGGAGGCATATTTTGCTGAGGCCCAAACGGCTGAAAACTATTCATACCTTGCTGGAACATTCCTTGCTGAGGCCCAAACGGCTGAAAACTATTCATACCTTGCTGGAACATACCTTGTGGGTACATACCTTGCTGAGGCCCAAACGCCTGAGGCCCAAACGGCTGAAAACTATTCATACCTCGTTGGAACATTCCTTGCTGAGGCCCAAACGGCTGAAAACTATTCATACCTCGTTGGAACATACCCTGTGGGTACATACCTTGCTGAGGCCCAAACGGCTGAAAACTATTCATACCCTGTGGGTACATACCTTGTGGGTACATACCTTGCTGAGGCCCAAAAGGCTGAAAACTATTCATACCTTGTGGGTACATACCTTGTGGGTACATACCTTGCTGAGGCCCAAACGGCTGAAAACTATTCATACCCTGTGGGTACATACCCTGTGGGTACATACCTTGCTGAGGCCCAAAAGGCTGAAAACTATTCATACCTTGCATACGACGCATGTGCGCACGTTGGGCATCTATCAGTTGGGCATCTATCTCTGGTGGAATCGGACCTTGCGGAGCCATATTTGGCATAACTTGCGTTGACGCAGATTGCGGAGCCATATTTTGCATACCTTGCATACGCCGCATTTGCGCACGTTGGGCATCCATCTCTGGTGAAATCGGACCTTGCGGAGCCATATTTTGCATACCTTGCGTTGGCGCAGATTGCGGAGCCATATTTGGCATAACTTGCGCTGACACAGATTGCGGAGCCATATTTTGCTGAGGCGTACCTTGCTGAAGCACAGAAGGATTTGGTAGCCCGAGTCCCGGACGCGGCGGTTGAGTGGCTGGGGTAATCATACTAACCTCTTAATTCTTACTAGCGAAACTTTGCGGTTTTTGCCGCTACTTTCGATGGTTGCTTTACGAATTGCTTCCCTTTAGCTTTCCCCACACGTTTAGCACGTGTCGTCGCAGCATACTCAGAAGCGCTAAGGCTTTTAATCGCAGCTTCAGGAAGATATCTTTCACCCGTGTCAGAAGATCGTTTCCCACTTTTTGTCCTCCACTTCTGGGCCGTCCAATCCTTTAGCGACTGCTGCGACTTTTTAGTCACGGTAGCCCCCACCCTTGGCCTTGTACTGCTTCGCCAGCAATTGCGCTTTACGCGCACTCCACTGCCCCGCCGCAGTACCTTGTACTGCTTGGGACTTAATGGATTCAAAGAGCGATTTACGCATACCCGGCTTAGTGTAGTTTCCGGCCTCGTTGACCTTTGACTTTACTTTTCCGCCCGCAGCATAGCGCGAAGAACCCGACTTCATAGCCGCCATAGGCAGCTTGTCAGGTCGCACCGCTCCCATTCCACGGCAAGCTTTCACTTTACAAACCGCCCTTTAGTCTTACCGCGCTGGGCAATTCCGTCACCACGGCACTTGACCATACCGCCTTTAGCCATCTTCCTAACAGGCATTTCACGTACAGGCGCTTCTGGCTGAACACGCGGGCGCATGGGGGCCGGAGCCGGAGCCATAGGCGTATTACGCATGCTGCGACGATACGCTTCCTCTAGCATTCGCTGTTTTCGCGCCTCTTCAACGATACGGCGCATGTCTGCCTCTGCTTCCGGCGTAATGCGATCTTCGTCAGCTTTGCCGCCATCTTTCATGCGCTTAGGCTTTTTCATCGCGTCTTCCATCTTTTCACCACGAGCGTACTGCTGCGGAGTGATTTTGCCTGACTTGATTGCTTTGGCTTCCTTCAGTTCTTCACTGTAGGACTCTTTGCCTTTAAAAAGCTTTTTCATCACAGAACCACCGTCTTTGTAGAGTTTATCTTGCCCCTGTGCAGTCTTAGGGCGGTTAATTTTCTGCAGGGTAGGGCGTGACTTACTGCCCGAACCGAACTTACGTCCTTTATCAGCCTTAATATACTCTTCTCCAACTGATTGAGGAATACCTAATCGCTTAGCAGCCTTCGGATTGTTAGCTACCATTGCCATAAGATTGTGTTGTCGTAGTGTCTTTGAAGGCATACTCACCTCAAAAAAGTTGCTTCTGATTGACGACGCCGAGTAAGCCCTGCCATAACACGACCACGAGCTTTATTCCATTTTACAATCTCAGCGGCTGCGCCGTCCCAGTCTTCTGCATCGACGCGCTTCTTGAGCGTACTAATTCGATAATTCCCCAGCCCGCAGTTGTAGCAAAACGAAATTAAAGCTGCTAGACGCCGATCATCCGCGTAAGCCAGAGCAGGAGACAGACGCAGAAGACCAGTGACAAAATAGCGCACATGTCGGTCCAGAGCGTCTGAGGCCTGTCCCACGCTCCAGACAGTGACAGGAGTAATCCCAGCGCCAGTGCTACCCCAGCCAATGGTCCAAGGAGCACCTCCAGTTGCAGGATCTGCGTAAGCGATGCAATCTCCATTCTCCAGCCTCCGGTGGTAGCCCTCAAACGGCTTGATTAGCGCATCAACAGCGATCCTGACGGCATCGGAGATCATTGCTTCTGGTATTTCTCGATTGCGCGACCAACAAACCAGAATGTGAGTACAAGGTTCAGCATCCCGAAGTCCTCAATTGTCCAGTTCGCTGGCAGCACATCTTTCCAGTGCGCCCCTTGGCTCAGTGCATAGCTGATTGCGGTGATCTTGACCGCCACATATAGCCCAAAGAGAACGTAAGTGATCGACGGTCTGACCAGCGCAGACAATGCTGCAACCCACTTGTAGCTGTTAGACGCAGTTCTCGATTGCTCCTTAAACGCCTCTTGAATGGCGTCAAGTTGCGCAACGCTGTGATCAACGTACCGTTCCTCGACCCTGAATTCACCGCGCATCTTTTCAAGATCGGTCTGGAGGGTAAACATCGCCAACTCGTGCTTGCGTTCGTTGGCTTTATCAAAAAACTTCAGCACTTCCGGTGCGAGCCTGAACAGCCCGCCGAAGATTGAGCCAAGAAGACCGCCGCCAAGAAGTTCAAACATCACTGCTCTCCGTTGGGTAGCAAGACGAACCTAAAGTCTGGTGTGAACACTGTGTATTGCTGGTCATCGCACGAACTTGTCACCATTGCGCGGTAAGCGAAGTCACCGCCGTTGGCCGGCAGAACGCTCGTCAATTTTTTGAGTGTGAATGACGTTGTTCCGACTTTTGTGAACCCTCCCGGTGCCGGTGGGAAGGTGTAAACAAGAAGATTCTTAGAATCCACGAACCACGCATCAACTCTGGCTGGGCATTCTCGCTTGCGGTAAGCAGTCAGCTTCACTTGCAGAGTATCGCCCCACTCAATGATCGGTGTTGGTCCGTTTTGTACCTCGTAAACTACTGGCGATCCGGTGGGGCGCAGGGAGATCCAGATTGCGACGCCGATGGCAAACGCAGTCATAGTTCCGGAGAAGATCGTAGACCATTGCCCCCACCAGAATCGCGTTAACCTATCGTTCATCTCACCCACCCAAGCACTCGGTCAATGACCGCGATAGCAGCGCCAAGGAAGGCACCAATGCCCATAAAGACGCTGACAATGGTTCGCCAGCGCGCTGCTTGGAACTTCAGGTCTTGCATCTCGGTGCGCATCTTCTCGACAGTCTGGACGAGTTGCTCCACCTGCTTCTCCATTACCTTTTGGTTTGCGAGAAGCTGGAATAGCGCTGCTCTTTGCTCGTCTTCAGTCACACTTATCAGCCTTGCAACGGGCGCAAGTTAGCAGTTCCACGCTTTCCTCGCCTTACGCAAACGACTATTTGGGTCTTTGGCTGCGTCTGGAAACATCTTAGCTTGCCCAGCGGACCTAGCGCAGAACGACTTTCGCCGTGCAGCATCTTTCTCGTTCTTCGGATTCGGGGCAGGAGGTTTCAAACCCGGCTTGCCGGGGTTTGCTTTATTATAAGAGGCGCGGCCTTTGGCGTTTAAACCGCCTTTCTCCGACTTACCCTCTTTCCGAGTCCATGCTGGGGTCTTAGCCATAAAATACCGTCACTGACGATACATTGCTGGGAACAACCCATACGGCGTTCTCAAACAGTACGCCTTCTCCCGGAAGGAGGATATGCTGCGTATCCGCCACACCCGCTGTTGCAATATTTAATTTAACCGCACCGCCATCCCCATCTTCGATCTGCACAGAACCAGCAGTGCCAGTTGTGACAAAAGACAGCGCTTTAACGCGAGTACGGTACGCTACCGCCGCGCCTTCAGACGTGACTGTGGCGGCTTTGACATCAGTCTGCATGCCCATAATTACCTCTAAAAATAATTAGCCCAGACTAGCTGGGCTTCAGGTATCAACCTGCGGAAACGGACAAAGTACCGCCGTCATTCCAGATCGCGCCAGCAACGCCGGGGTCGCTCGTCGGGATAACGATGACGTTATCAGAACCCGTCAGCGAAACGCCAGTGGTGGCAGTAACGGTGCCAGTAACAGCGCCAACAAAACCGTTGGTAGAGGC